GCAAGTGCGAATCAGCAACTTGATATTCAGTTCGACTTCGTGTATCTAATGCATCTCAAGTTGCATTTAGGAAACGTCACGATGTCACTCCCGACATACCAATCCATTGCCGATCGCGCCGCCGCCGCCGGGCTCGAGCTCAAGCAGCTCTGTGCGGAAGCAGGCATCGCCGCGTCGACGCTCTGGAGATGGAAGTCAGGAAAGACGGATCCGCTGAAGACGGTCCGCAACATCGAGGACGTCCTGAGAAAGCATGAAGGTCGATGAGACAGCGCGCAAAACGCACAGAAGTACGCGGTCCGCTGAACGAGCGGTGCGCCCAGACGATCCGCGATTACTGGGATCATAAGGGTGAGCACGTGCACGTCGAAGTCGTCTACTTGAACGGCCAGTCGGTCATCAGATCCGATCTGATCAACGGCCTGCCGCAATCCGCCTGGTGCGCCCGGATACTCGGAGAGACGTCATGAGGATCCTTGGCATCGACCCCGGCATCAATGGCGCGTTCGCCTCCATATATAAGGACGACATCACACTGCACGATCTGCCGACGGCAGGCGAGGGCAAGCACCGGATCATCGCGACCGCTGTTCTTGCACATCAGCTCAAAGAACTGGCGCCGACTTTCGCGGTGATGGAACGCGTTCATGCGATGCCGCGCCAGGGTGTCAGCTCATCATTTCGTTTCGGCCAGGCGTTCGGTGCGATCGAGGGCGTCCTCGGCGCGCTCGGTGTCAGCCTCTCATACGTAACGCCGGCCACATGGAAGAGAGCGCTCGGACTATCGAGCGACAAAGACGAGGCGCGGCTGCGCGCCATCCAGCTTTATCCCGCAGCAGCGGAGAACCTTCAGCGCCGGAAAGATATCGACCGCGCGGAGGCCCTGCTGATTGCGACGTGGGCGAGAGACAACATTAGAGGAGAGACCGATGCCGCGTGAAACATCATTGAATGTGGAGAAGTACCTGTCAGAGGTCGCCGCTAATACAAATGCCAAGCGCTCGTCTACCGGGATCCTGGAGGAAGCCCTGGAGGTCCTGGCCCGTCGGGACGAAGTATACGGCCCGGCCTCCGATCACTATCACGAGCTGTCGAACCTTCAGTCTGCCTTCTTTCAGAAGGAGCGGACGGCGCGCGACGTCGTAATAGCCAACGTCCTGGAGAAGCTCGACCGGATCCAGCGCACCGACTGCGACAGCGACACGTTCAAGGACAGCTTCATCGACGCCATCAACTACCTCGCTATTGCGTGGGAGTGCAGCTAGTGCCGATCGAGTTCATGCCGCACCAGGAGGCAGGCATCGGGTTTCTGACGGAGACCGATGCGTCGCTGCTTCACTGGGACATGGGAACGGGCAAGACCTACACCGCGGCGTTCGCTGCGCGCGAGGTCATGCGCGGCGGCTGCACGGTCGTCGTATGCCCGGCCGTTGCGCGCCGGAACTGGGCACGTGAGATCGAAGCGGTGCTCGGGGACCGGGTCACGGTCAACGTCATCGAGAAGGGCAGCGACGAGCTCGCCGGCGATTTCGTTGTCATCTCTTACGAGCTGGCAACACGCCAACGGAGCAAGCTGAGCCAGATCGACATAGACGTCCTGATCCTGGACGAGAGCCAGTTCCTCAAGAACATCAAGTCGAAACGGACGGCTGCGATATTCGGACATCAGGGGCTCGGCCGCCAGGCCGCAAACGTCTGGTGCCTGTCCGGCACGCCGACACCTAATAATATAATGGAGATCTATCCGTGGGTGCATTGCCTGCACCCGGAGGTGATCGAGACGCCGCGCGGCGCACCGATGTCGGGCGTACAGTTTCGTGACGCGTTCTGTGAAACCGTCGAGACGCCGTTCGGCATCAACATCGTCGGCACCAAGACAGGCCCGTCCCAGGATCTCTGGCGTGCGTTACAGCCGGTCGTCAGCCGCGTCCGTAAAGAGGACGTGCTGAAGGATCTGCCGCCGGTCAGGTTCCAGGATTATCCGGTCGCCGGCGATGCCACGGTACGCGAAGTGCGGCGCCTCGAGCAGGAACATCGCGAGGCGATCGAGCAGGTCATCGAGGGCGCGCGCGGCAGCGGCGAAGTCGATATGCATCTGACGACGCTGCGCCGTGTCACGGAGCTCGCGAAGGTTGGCGACGCTATCAGCATGGTGCGCCAGGAGCTCGAGGACGAAGCGATCGAGAAGATCGTCATCTTCGCGAACTACCTCGACACGATCGATGCCCTGACCACCGGTCTCGAAGAGTTCAATCCTGTCGCGGTTCACGGATCTGTCGGCGCCAACCAGCGCCAGGCCGCAATCGATACTTTTCAGGATGCAATCGACTGTCGTGTTTTCGTCGGCCAGCTACAGGCCGCGTCGACCGCGATCACGTTGCACGCTCATGGCGACTGCCAGGACGTCCTATTCATTTCCGCCGACTGGGTTCCTGCGGCTAACGCGCAGGCCGTTGCGCGGGTGCATCGCAAGGGTCAGCCCAACGCGGTCACCGCCAGGTTTCTCCATCTGGAGAACTCGCTGGATGAGCAGGTCCAGAAGACCCTCATCCGTAAATCCCACCAACTGTCGACCGTGTTCGAAGAAAGGAACGCCCACCATGCAGCATGACGCAGAGATCTTTGATTTTGAAATGAAGAAGCAGGGACCCGAGCACCAGCTCGACATGTTCCTTCACTATTTGCCGTCCGCCGACCCCAACTCTTTCGAGGTGCCGGAGCCGGCGAACGACAACACGCAAGACTAACCCCACGGGTCTGAGGAGACACCATGACACAACACTCTAACCTGATCGGCGGCAGCACATGCGCGCGTCGCATGGCATGCCCCGGCAGTTACCAGCTCGAACTGAAAGCACCGGCCGAGCCGGAGAGCTCGTATGCTGCGGAAGGGACCTTCCTGCATAGCGTCGTAGAGCGCTGCCTGGTCGAAGACATCGCGCCGCAAGCGCTGCTTGGCTTCGAGGAAGACGGCTTCACGCTGACGCAGGATCTGATCGACGAGATGGTCAAGCCGGCGCTGATCTGCGTGCAGAAATTGCTCGAGGAAATCGGCGCCGACGAATTCGAACTGATGACCGAGGCGCGGGTGGGCTACCCCGGTATCAACGCATTCGGCACGACAGACCTCTTCATCGTTACGCCTGACACGGTCGTCGTAGGCGACTTTAAGTTCGGCCGCGGTGTCATGGTCGAAGGCGGGCTTAGTAATAAGCAGTTAAAATTCTATGCCGGCGCCTGCATGCGATCGGAAGAGACGGCTCACTATTTCGAGGACCGTGACACGATCGTGCTGGCGATCATCCAGCCGGCTAATTCGATGCCGCTGCAACTGGTAGCGACGACCCAGGATTATATCTCGGCCTTTGCCGATGAGGTTGAGACCCTCGCGCATCGTTTGCTCGAGGAAGACGACCTGCCGTTGAAGACAGGCGATCACTGCCGGTTCTGTAACGCCGCGGTGATCTGCCCGTCGAAGCGCGAGCAGGCGCAGATAGCCCTCACGATAGACCCGTCGGATGCGTTCATCGATCCGGTCGAGTTCGGTCAGCTATTGAAGATGGCCGACGAGGTAGAGAGCTGGGCGAAGTCGCTGCGCGGCGCCGCATACAACGAACTGAAAAAAGGAAACGAGGTCGACGGCTACAAGCTGGTCGAGAAGCGTCGCACGCGGTCGTGGATCAACGAAGGGGAGGCGGCCGACCGGCTGCGCGCCCTCGGCATTAACGATCCCTACGACCGCAAACTGGTTTCGCCTTCGCAGGCGGAAAAGTCGGTAAAGGCAGCAGGCGGTAAGCCGGCTGACCTTGCCGACATCATCGAGGCCCGTTCTCCGGGTCTCACCCTGGCGGAGGCGAATGATCGTCGACCCGCCGTTGAAATCAGCCACGGCGAAGCGTCGCTGGCTGCCCTGAAATTGCCAGAAACAGGAGTTTGATATGGCAAATGAACTACAAAGCTACTTCGAAACCGCGACCAGCATCGACAAGCTGGACAGCATCCTGGAAAGCGCAGTCGCGACCGGCGTTGTCGGCGCGGCGAACGATCCGTACCCGCTGCTGAAGATTGATCAGGCGACAGGCCAGATGATCTATGGCGCGGAGAACGTCGTGCTAACCAATGGCACGTCCTGG